TGAGTTATATAACTCTAGTGGTGTTATTACTTTAAGTGTTGATAGAACCTCAAATATTGCAACATTCCAACGAGGCGCAGTTTTTAACGAAGGCGGTGAAGATAGTGACTTCCGTGTTGAGTCTGACGGCGTAAGCAACATGCTTCAAGTTGATGCCGCTTCAAATGGAGTGGGTATAAGAACTGATGGTGATGGTAATCAAAGTTTAAAAATTAAGTCTACAGGCTCTACTGGAAACATGACGCTGGTAGAGGACGAGTATATCAACGGTGCTTATCATCCATCTTATCAGTATAAAGTTGCGTACATCGCGGGCAACAGTAGTAACACAGAGCTTACTATTCCGTTTCTTGCTAGAAGTTATAATCAAACAGGGTATCTCAAAATTCGCGTGTTACCCGCGTTACATAACCTTACCATAACAAGTAGGGTTGCTACGGCAGAATTTGCTTTAGGCTTGGCTTACCAAACAACAGTAAGTGTTGGTGCCGTATTATCTGCTAGTGGAAATTATGCGTCTGCAACAGGCAACAGCAGTAACCAACTAATTATTACGTTTTCAAACTCGTATTCAAACGCCACACAATCTGGCGCGTTTATACATGTAGAGTTTTTCGGTCAGCAAGGCACGTCTGGTGCGGTTGATTGGAATAATATAGCTTTTAACTAACTGTCATTAACGGAGAAAGGATCATGACAATTAACGTAAGTTGGACTATTTCGTCCATGAAGAGAGATACCGCTACTGGCGGTGTAAATGAGGTACGCTGGCAGTGTACCGCCCAAGCAGACACAGGGGAATCCGCTGTGGAAGCAGGCAAACTTCGATTAACCCCTGACGCTGAAGCTGCTGATTTTGTCGCATATGAGGACTTAACCGAGGCGACTGTACTCGCATGGGTCAGCAACAGCTTGATCGAGGGCGAAGAAACAGCCGACGAAGCAAAAGCTCGCATCGCTGCAAACCGCACTGGCAAGGTTGAAGCGCAAATTGCGCGTAAAGCCGCCGAAACAACAGGCATGCCGTGGGCTGCTGATAATCAATTAATTTAAACCAATAGAGAGAGAGAAACTTATAATGGCTAAAGATGAAAAGAAAACCATTACTGTGAATGATGTTACCCATAACATTGAAGATTTAAACGAGCAGCAGTTGACTATGGTCAACCACCTAGCGGATTTGGAGCGAAAGCTATCCAACGCACGGTTCAATGTAGACCAACTTAGCGTAGGCCGAGAGGCTTTTATAGAGCTGTTGACTCAATCACTAGCGGAAACCGCTGAGACTGAGGCCGCATAATGACTGACTTTACATGGAAAATTAACCAACTAGTTGACTGGGTGTTCACTAAAGTTGCTGGTATGCCGTGGGTAGCTGAAAGCTAATGCTTGACCCAGTGTCTATAATAGCTGCTATTTCTGCGGCTAATGGCGCTTATAAAACCCTTAAAACAGCCGCTAGTAACGCCTCAGAAGCATGGGGCGCTGCTAGCAAGTTCTTAGAGGCTAAGGCCGAAGTAGACTTACAGGCTAAGACAGACAAAGCAGAGGGCAAACAGACCACACAGGCTTTCCTTGCTAGTATAGACCTCAAACGTAAACAGATGGAGCTGGATAGTTTTATCATACAACAATGTGAGGGTTGGGTCATAGCTGAATGGCAGGCCCACAAGAAAGCTCTTGAGGATCAGGTCTGGCAGAGGGCGCAAGAAGCTAAACTTAAACGTAAGAAACCAGTAGAGGTAGATAACGATTTGAAGTACGCAATATACGCTTTCACATTTTTAGCAGCCCTCGTTGCTTTCGGCTCTTTAGGTTTGATTCTAACAGGGACAGTATAGATACAAAGGAATTATGAGATGTCTGAACAACGGTTCGATAGGCTAGAAGGTAGCATTGATCGCTTAGCTCTTAAAGTCGATCAAATGTCCGAAGTAGTAACAGCATTAGCGAGAATAGAAGAAAAGCACGTAGCCGTATCACAACGATTAGACCACCATGATAACCGTCTGAATAAACATTCGGATGCCTTAGATGAATTATATGTGGCATCGGCACGTACACAGAAGACAAGTGGAACTAACGAATGGTTTGTGCGTCTATTAATAGCGGCTATGGTAGGCACTATAGCTTACATATTAAGAGGATAATATGACATACAGAGAAATAATTAATGAGGTCTTACGTAGGTTACGTGAAGAACAGATTGATGCAGATTGGTCTGGTAATTTAGCTACTGCTAATGGACCTACAGACTACCAGAAGATGGTGGGTGAGCTAGTCAACGATGCTAAATATGAAGTAGAGCATTATTGGGATTGGCAGACCTTACGAGTAACTTCGGCTATCACTACAGTAGATGGTAGTATGTCTTATAGTCTAGTGGGTGCTGGGTCTGACTTCCGTGTTCTAGATGTCATAGACACAACCACAGGCTTACATCTGAATCAAGTACCTTCAAATGTATTGAATACCAAAGTCTTCCCTGTGAGTGCTCAAGTCAAAGGAGCACCTTCACAGTACGGATTTAATGGTATAGACAGTAATCTAGATACAGTGGTGGACCTCTGGCCTAAGCCAGAAGATGCTCGTCAAGTTAACTTTAATATCGTTAAGCCACAAGACAAGCTCCAACTAGCCACTACTAACTGTCACGTTAATCCTCAAGCAGTTATAGTAGGGTCTTATGTACGTGCTATGGCTGAACGAGGTGAAGACGGTGGTACTCAAGTGTCTGTAGCGATGGCAGACTTCCAGAACGTCCTTTCCCGTGCCATCCAGATAGATGCCGGCAAGACACAATATGAGACTGATTGGTATGCCAACTAAGCCTATTACTCCACTCGTACTTGACTCTGTAGGTGTCTTCGGCCTGAACACACAGGCTAACGCTTCTAGTCTAGATCATAGGTGGTTGACACAAGCTGATAACGTCATGGTTAACTCTGAGGGTCGCCTGACTTCACGTAAGGGTCTGAAGCAGTACAGTGCCTCAATAGGTAATTATGCTGTTAAGTCTATAGCGGAAGTCACTAAGACTGACGGCACTACTGAGTTATTTGGTGCTGCTAACGGGGAGATATACAAGTTAGGTACGACTACCGTCCCTGTTACGATGACTGCTGAATCATGGAACCCTACACAACCTACTATCACAGATAGCAACTGGCAGTTCTTCCAGTACGACGATGATCTATTAGGCGTACAAGAAGGTCATGATGCTATTCATTATGACAGTACCTCTGGCACATGGGCTCGTCTGGTAGACACCAGTACATGGGGAAGTCCTTCTGGAATTACTACCTTCGATCCTTCGTGTGCTTCTTCCGCTTATGGACGTAATTGGGTGGGCGGTCTGACGGAAGAACCAAATACTCTCTTCTATTCTCAAGTAGCCAATCACCATAACTTCAGCGCAAGTGGCTCAGGGTCTCTGAACTTAAATGCTGTATGGGGCTACGATACGATAGTGGGCATTGAGATATTCAACAACAAGTTGATTGTCTTCGGGAAGTTCAACATAGCTATCTATAATGGTCCTTGGGACATCGACGTAACAGACGGTACAGAAACATTTGGTCTGGATGAGATAATCAAAGGAGTGGGCTGTGTATCAAGGGATTCGATTAAAGCTTTCGGTGATGATATTCTTTTTCTATCTGCTGACGGTGTTAGATCGCTTAATCGTACTAAAATACAAGACAAAATGCCCTTAACAGACTTGACTAAGAATGTCAAGAATGATATCATTAAACATATAGCGATAGAAGAAAAGAAGAACATCAAAGCTACTTATAATCATGCCGGTGGTTATTACATCCTCTCGTTCACTGAGATCAACGAACACTATATCTTAGACTTCAAAACACTCAATCCAGACGGTACACCTAGAGTATCCAAATGGGTATTCAGTAATGAACACTCTCCAAAAGCCTATCTCTCTATCTATGATGGTACTCTATACGTAGGTGTTGGAGGCACAGGTTATGCTGGGTCTGTCCATAAGTACGATGGTTATTATGATAGTGATTATGATACTACTGCTTCTGATTTTGTGAATACATCTTATCAGTCAGTCTGGAAGTCTACACATATGGATTTCGGAGACCCTTCGGTAGCTAAACTACTGAAGAAGTTCGTCTGTGTCGTAGACGGTGGTCGTGAATCAGACATCAACATCAAGTGGTTCAGAGACTACGGTGTCACTTACGACTCACATACGTTCACTCTGTCTCCGGTGGCTACAGGTAATATAGCACTCTTCGGGGCGGCTACTTCGCTGTTCGGT